TCCCCGGCTTTAAGGCGGCCTAGAACGCGATTCCGTGGCATTTGCCGCGCGTGGCTGCGGGATAATGTCATGGTTGCTCCCCGATATGCTCAAGCAATGCCTGTTCCGCCGTTTTCAGCGCGAATGTTCCAGCCGTGCACAAACTGAGATAGCAAAGCGACTCCCAGGTTTCCGGCGTGGCGTCGAGGATTTTCCGCAGCGCCTGGCGGCGGTATTCGTTCGGATTGACAATCCGGCCCTTGTGCTTGATCTCGTCGCGGATGTACCAGAGTGCTTTCTGGAGGTCTTGATCCGGCGCGCCTTTGTCGCGATGGCGGAAAATGTACTTGAACGCGTTGCCGCGATTAAACGACAGATGGCGCGTAACCTGGATGCATTCGATTCCGCTCGGATGCCCGCAGTAGTGGGCGGGGTTGTTTACAGGGTCGGTCATGATTGCGGCACTCCCCAATGATGTTTTTTAACCTGGTTCGTGACGTACAGCTCAAGCGCATCCGACCTGCTGATTCCGTTGCGTTGCGCGTACTGGATGACCGTGTTGTTGCAAAGTCCGTATTTTTTGCAGTGCGACATCAGTGATGCAGTCTCTCCGCGAAATGAAAACGCCTTGCTTTTCGGCTTGCTGATACCGTTGCGCTCAAACATGCGGATAGCGGCTTGATGCGTCATGCCAGCCATGGCCCCGATGACCTCCCACTTTCCGCCGGATTGCTCAATCAGTTCGGCCAGCACTTGCGGAACCGGCTTACCCGTCCGCGCTGATTCGCGTTGCTCCCATGCTCTCATGGTGTAATCCCCGTTGTTTGGAGCGGGCTGGCCGCTCCGTGTTGTTTTTAGGCCGACAGGCTTGCTTGAGTCCAGCCAGAAATCCACGCTTTCATTTCCTGCGCGCTGCGCTTGTCGCCAATCGTGCGGCCCTTGAGCATGTCCATCATGTTTCCATCAAGGCAAGGCGCGCACTTGATGCCGGAAGCGAAAGCGATTGCGCCGAAGGTCTTAGCTGCTTGGGTGTTTGCGTTCATGGTGTTGCTCCGGTCTGCCTGTTTGGTATGTCCCAAGTATTGCACTAGCAATATCATCCGTCAACCACTTTCCCCGTAATCCTCTCGAAAATAACCCGGCTGACGTATTCCGCGAATCCGACCGGGTCAGTCTGCATCCGGTCGCGCATGGAGTCGGCTGTTTTGGCGCTGACGGCCTGGCAGTAGACGCCTTGTTCGAGCTGGCATTGTCGGCATGTGACGAGGTGGTTGTGTAGGCTCATTTGTTCGCCCCGAAACGATACCGCTCGACCTTGCCCGACAGATACCGGTCAAGCACTTCAGGCCCGGATAGCCCGCTGCGTTGCCGGTAGCATGAGACGGCATTGGCGCTCAGTCCGAACCGCTCGCAGTGGTGGCGCATTGGCCCCGTCTGCCCCCGGTATTCAAAGTCGCGACATGAGCGCCACTTCATGCCCATGCGGCGCAATCTGTGGCTTACCGATGCGTGGCTGTTAAAACCAAGCATCATCGCGGCGATGGTCATTTTGCCGTTCGATTCCTCGATCAGGGATTCAAGCCATTGCTCGGCTGTTGGCGGAAGCATGGTCATGGCTTCACTCCGCGATAGCTATCCCAGTCAAACACAAAAGCCTTGCCGCCATTCTCCCTCATCCGGTCATAAACGCGGTCGCCCAAATATTCCCTTACGCCTGCAATGGTCAGGTTTGATAGAATGATGGTTGGCCGCCTGTTTTCGTACCGCTCGTTAATCACATCAAAGAGCATGTCCTTTTCGTATTCAGATCCGCGCTGAACTCCGACCTCATCAACAATCAGCAAATCGCATGTGGTGAAAACTGCGATTGCCTGACTCTCTGTGACTTCACAGTGCTTGCTGTATGTGTCCTTGATGCTGCGCAACAGGCGGGAAGCTGTCGTAAAAACAGCCGTTCTTCCGTGGCGCATGATTTCCATTGCGATGCCGATGGACAGGTGGGTTTTTCCTGTTCCTGGAGAGCCGAGCAGCATAATGCTCCGGCCCGTCTTAGTGATTTCATCAAACCCATCAGCGTACCCACGACAGTAAGCCAATACGCGCTCCTGTTTTTCGGAGTTTGGCAGATACGTTTCAAGGGTGCGGTCACGGAATCTCTCAGGTATTCCAGCCGTTCCAATGGCGCTTTTGTATCTCAGTTCGCGCTGCTGTTGCTCCATTCGTTCTTCACGCTGGCGCATTGCGGTGTTTTTGATTTCGCGGCAATGCGGGCATCCAAACCACGTGCTGCGGAAATGGCAAAACGAAACGTAATCGCCATGGGTTTCGCACGTAGCTGGTCGTTCAAGGGGCGGACTGTGGAAATCGTCACTCAGTCCTGCGGTCGCTGTCATCATTTCAAAAACTCCCGTCCGGATTTATGCCTTCCTGCCAGTTCTTGCCGCTCAGGTCGTGGCTGTTTTTCTTGCCTCGGTCGCCCTGATGCCATTCGGCTTTGAACGCCTGCCAGCCACGTTCCACACAAACACGCAAGGCGTCTTCCAGCGTGATGCCAGCCTTTCCCGCCTCGCGTTTGATGCCGTCAAGGGCGGTTGCGGTCAGGGGTGCGCGTTTGGCCTTGCGGATGGCGAGGAAGTCAGCAGAGACCTGAGAATCAATTCCCTCGTCGGAAAGCAAGGAAACACCAGCGCCACGCGGCGCATGTCCTGTTCCTGTTCCTGTTCCTGTTCCTGTTCCTGTTCCTGTTCCTGTTCCTGTTCCTGTTCCTGATTCGGGAAGGGTTTCGTAACCGTTTCGAAAGGGTTCGAAAACATCAGGATCAATATGCGATGAAAACACACCGAAAGCATTGGCGCACAATGACTTTACCGGGCTTGATGTTGGTATCTGCTCAAACAGTCGGGCAGCAGCCTTCCCTTGGTTCGGGTTTTCCAGTGGGTTGAATTTCAGGTACTTGTGAATCAGAACCCATTTCGATGCCTTGTCATGGGTTACGAAACCGTTTGCTAACAGTTCCTCAAACCCTTTCGAAACCCTTCCGGAACTCCATTGCAGGTCATCACAGACGTAAGCATCAGGCATCCGAAAGCATCCAATCATGTTGGCGTGCGGACTTGTCAGGAGGTATAAAGCAAGAGTGCGAGCATCTTCCGGCATCTTCCGGATGTCTTCGCTTGTCCAAAATGCCGAGTGAACCCGGCTGTAATCGCGCATGGGAAACTCCCAATAAAAAAGGCCATCTGATCTTTGCCCGGTCGAACTCCCCACACCGCCGACAGACACGGCAAGTGTAACGATGTGGAGACAGGCAAAGTCGGATGACCTTATGCCGTGTGCTGTCGTTCGCGCTGGATTGGTTTCGACTCCGACACCAGCGGCTCTATTGTACTATCAGTCTTCCTCAAAATCGAACAGTTTCGGACTGTTGACCTTCTGTTCCATGCTCTTCAGGTAGTAGGCGGAATCCATGAAATACCCAGGATTCAACTCGCTTCCCTGCCCGCGTCGGCCCATCTCCAAAGCGCAATACGGCACGGTTCCCAGCCCGCAAAACGGGTCATAAACCAACTCGCCTTTGTTGCTGTAGCGCTCAATCAGGCGCTTGACGATATCTGTCTGAAGCGGGCATACATGTTGCTCAACGGCCCGGCGCGACTGGTCAGAATTGAGCGTCAGCATCCGATTGATATCGTGCCACACGTCCGGATGATGCGAGCCTGGCGCAAGTGACATGAACGTGGACGGGAGAGCGCCGCGAAGCTCCAGATCCTCACCCAGCTTGATGTGATGCTCATAGTCGTACACGTTTTGCAGGCTGTACTTTGTGAACATGCTGGCCAACTTGTCAGGGCCATAGCCTGCCATTTCTTCCGCCGTAATCATCCGATTTCCGCTACTGCGCCAGAATGCATGGGCATCGACCTGCCAGTGCGCGCGGGTGTATTCCTGTTTGGATTTCTTGACAGGCTCGTCAGCATAGCCGCGGGTGCGGTCAGTTTGCGGCTTGCGGAACAGGATGATGTATTCCGGCGAGCCTACGCCCATCTTCGTGCCGTCCTTACACTGTTCTGACCACCCGAGCCGGTACGTTTGATTGTTTTCGCGCACTACGTCCGTGATGACGGTAATCATGCCCATGTAGTCAAAACCATGCTTCAGGCCGTGGAAGGTCGCCTCGCAGTGGAACGGGGAAACCGTCGGCGCGCCTGCCCCGGTCACATTGCCGAACAGGATGCGGTCCTTGACGTGACAGGCGTAGATGCGGCCCGGCTTGAGGATGCGCAACAGTTCCGGCGTCAGGAAATCCATTTGCAGCCAAAAGTGATCGTTGTTTTCAGTGTGGCCGAAGTCGTTGTAGCTCGGGGTGTATTCGTAGTGATTCGCGAACGGGATAGAGGTCACGATCAGGTCAACGTGATTTTCCGGCTGGCGACGCGCCTCAATGACGCAATCATTATTGGCCACAGTCCAGCCCTGGCCGGATACCTCGATGCGGTCAACGCCGATAGATCGGGTCAGTTCTTCGGCCATCTGGATATGATTCAGGCCGTAATTGCGGA